GGTGGTTTCAATAAACATAATATTGTTGGTATGAAGGTCATTATGTGTAAATGAAAACATTTTTTGGTAAATAACAAGCGTCATAATCACCTGGAACAGCAGGGAAGCCCATTCGTCGTTTGTCAATTCATCCGTCATCATAATATGGTCAAGTGTGCTGACACATTTTTCGAGTAAAATCGCCTGTATTGGGAAATCCTTGATTTTTACGGTGATTTGTTCATCGTCGCTGTAATCACTACCAGAATAGTCGGAGGAATATTCATCATCGCTTTCGCTTTCCGGCGATTCTTCTTGTTTTTGGTGTTTGGCGTCGTCGTCGTGGTCGTCGTGGTCGTCGTCATCCGCACAGTCGTCGGCGTCGTCTGATATTGTCGTATAAGAAGAATTGGACTGTGATGTATCATCATCGTCATCGTAATCTCTCGTAGTCGTCTTTGGTTGTAGTGTCTTTGGTTCATGTTCTACACACTCGCTTTCAATCTCAAAATCGTTCATGTTTATCTCAAGAACGCTGTTGCTACTCTCTACCACCGGCGTCGGCAGTTCTACCGTCGCTGTAGTCTCACTTACATCGGTGGCGCCACATTCAGAGACATGGTCGAGAATAGAAATACGATCCTTTTTATTGAAGTAATTGTCGGATAATAAATAGTCATCCGTAGTTTTATCGCCGTTCAATACCGGATGTAATTTATTACGAAGTTTCTGTAATTTACTGCTTCCAATATTGACACTACCGCTACCGCTATCATCACCAAACTGCGAATAATCAATCGTGAAAAGTTCGTTCTCTTTTGTATTGAAAAAGGGACAATCCGCCAAATAATCAATATCATCAAACACGTTACTCGAAAATTCGCGTTGTTTGCAGAGATAACTTCCATAATAGTCTAAACAATGAACTATGCCATGTGTGTGAAGCGTGCGACTCGTCAAATATGAGAAAAATCCATCTACATACGATGAATTATTCGTGTTCAGGATTTTGTCATCACAATTATCGATTGTTGAATTGTATTTAGGAAGCGAGGACGACTTTTGAATCGCATCATATTTGCCCGATAAATATCGAATCGGGTCTAGAAGTGGCGAGTATTTTACAAACATCGGGACATTCGTCGTGTTGCCAGCATCGTCAGCAATCACCGTTTCTAAATGATTTAGTGAAGTGGAATTCGCGCGGTCGGTCGCCGCCGTCGTCGATTCCATAATCGAGTGTTCGACGATATTCTGTAAATAATACCGTTGATTCAATTGAATTCCGTTGTAGTTGGTCTCGTTGATATCGAAAAACCTCGAATAAATCGGTATATAATTCTGAATATCATACAATAATGCCGACTCGATTTTATCCGGTGTATATTTATGTTTTCGGTAGTGAAGTTGGAAACTCGCCGTCGCCGGCGTCGTTATCGTCATTTTCCTAAAATACAGACAGTAATAATATGATTGTTCGATAGAAGTTTTATATCGGTTTTAAACGGGCGGCGACGGCGACGACGACGACGACGGCGGATATTCATTTCGTGTAAAATATCATAAAAAAATATACAGCGTTTGTATTACTAAGCGAGAGGTCATGAATTTAGAACTCGCCAAATTCGACATGAAGGCGATCAGTTTTCGCCCGGATGAAAACAAGGGGCCCGTCATTGTTCTCATTGGACGTCGTGATACCGGTAAAAGTTTCCTCGTTCAGGACCTCATGTTTCACCACCAGGATATCCCAATCGGCACAGTTATCTCCGGAACAGAAGCCGGCAACGGTTTTTTCGCAGCCCATGTGCCAAAACTATTCATCCATGATGCGTATAATACGGCCATCATCGAGAATATTCTCAAGCGACAAAAGGCAGTCCTAAAGCAGGTCAAAAAGGAAATGGATACGTATAAGAAGTCGTCCATTGACCCAAGGACGTTCGTTGTATTGGATGATTGTCTGTATGACAACAAATGGACGAAGGACGTGATGATGCGCCTCCTCTTCATGAACGGTCGTCATTGGAAGGTCATGTTAGTCATCACAATGCAATATCCCCTTGGTATCCCTCCAAATCTCCGCACGAATATCGACTACGTTTTTATCCTCCGCGAGCCATATATTGCGAATCGTAAGCGAATTTATGACAACTATGCGGGCATGTTCCCCACATTTGAGAGCTTTTGTCAGGTCATGGACCAGTGCACCGAGAATTATGAGTGTTTGGTCATCAATAACAACGCGAAATCCAACAAATTACAAGACCAAATCTTCTGGTATAAGGCACAACAGCACGGGCCATTCAAGCTGGGCAGTAAGGAGTTCTGGGAAATATCGAAGAATCTCGGTTCTGATGATGAAAGCGAGCAGTCGTATGACCCTAATGCTGCGAAAAACAGTAAGGCGCCGAAGATTAACGTCAAGAAGAGCAAGTGGTGATGGAAAGTTGCTTATCTTAATCCTCATTTTAGAGTAGTAAGAGTCCGAAAATAGCATTTAATAGAAAACCGTTTTGGTCTAGCCTAAAGCGGTTTGTTGAAATTAGCATTTTAACCCTATTTTTTGCTTTTAGTTTATAAAAGCAAGCATAATTTTGACATCGCTTTCATAAATGTTGCTTTCATTTATAAAAGCGACCTATTTACATACATCGCTTTTATACATCCGCTTTTCAATTATAACAGCAACATTAACCTCATATTTATCATATTCAACACATCCGACAAGTCAAACTCTGCTTCGTTCGGATTGTAGCGAATCATTGCGTAACCTAGATTCTTGATGAAGTCCTCTCTCGCCACTTCCTCCGCGGCAGGTCTGTCGTGATGACCGTATTCATCACACTCCACTACAATGAAATCATCTGTGAAGCACAAATCCGCAAAATACGGACCAATTCGGAACTGACGCGACATGGCACGTAATCCTCGATACGCATTTTCAATAAACCCTATAGTCTGCCCCTCGATGCACATCGGGAATTTGACACACTTTACATTATCTGACACGTCTACAATATATTTACTTCTCAACTTGAATGAGTTTTTCAGCAGTTCAAATGCTTCTTCCGTGAGCATATATACGATACGGTTATGTCCGCCATGTTTTCTATTATCGCCAACACCAGTAATTCGTGACTTTGTATAATGGATATTCTCTCGATAATTTTTCTCCAAATGTATCGTTAATTGAACCTTTTGTGACTTGAAATGATGAACCAACTCATCCAAATCACGCGTGAATTCAGGCATGATGTAAATACAGTGTATTACATACAACAGTTCAGATAGACAAATGTTCAATTTTATGAAAAAAAGCGTTTTCATAAAAAGTGCTTTACATCAATAAAGCGAAAACAACTTAAAGACATCCGTATATACATAGTATAACATACGCTCATAACGATGTCCTCCGCTTCTTCTGCCTGCACCGCCTCTTCCGCAACCCTCAACATTGTTGAACTCATCGAAAAAAATCCGATTACAAGGTTGTCACAACAATACAACAATCTTCTCCTCGAAAAAATCCAAGAAAACTTCAGCACATTCGAACAACAGTTGTTTGTCAGTAGTTTTTATTGTTACCTCAATTATGATAGGAATACGGAGTTCGTCGTTGATTTAGACGATGTCTGGAGATGGCTAGGATTCACGCAGAAGATAACCGCAAGAATGATGATCGAATCCAACTTCAAACTCAACGTGGATTATACTGTGTCAATTCCTGAATTTAAAAAATCAGAACAAAAAGACCAACAATCCGGTGGTAGTGACGAAGAACAACAAAATGAATCAACAGTCCCTTCTAAACCAAAAAATGGTGGGCAAAATAAACAAACCATCAAACTCACCATCCGATGCTTCAAACTTCTTTGCCTGAAAGCACAGACCAAGAAAGCTGGTGAAATCCATGACTATTATTTGCGTCTCGAAGAAATTATTCTTATGACCGTCGACGAACAAAGCAGCGAACTCCGCGCGCAACTCGAACAAAAGAACGAAGTCATCAGCACTCTCAACCAAGCCACCATCACTCTCACCCAAGAAAAGAAACGCGCAATTGAAGAAACCCTTATCAGCCAATTTCCAGTGAATACTCAAACAATTTACTTCGGCACCATCGACAATACCAACGCCGACAACGAGAAACTCATCAAATTCGGACAGACTAACGACCTCTCCACCCGTGTCGCAGACCACCATAAAAAATATAATAACTTCATCCTCGCCGCGGCTTTTCGCGTGACCAATAGATCCGAAATTGAAAACCACATTAAATCCCATCCCAAAATCAAGCGCCAAATTAGGACAATCGAGGTCGCCGGTAAAAACAAAACCGAAATCATCGCATATGATAACACCAATTTCACGATTGCCCGCCTTACAAAACATATTCAAGA